GTTCCGCATTGTACATAGGCATTGTGGCTTTGATACCGTGGGTATAACGCCATGTTTCGGTCTTATCGTCCCAATAGTACCAACCATCTTCAAAAGCGTGTATTTGCCCCGGATATGTGCCGACACCGAATCCAAGTTCCGGTGCTTTCGGGTTCTCTTTGGAGTTATAAAAAATACCGGCTCCAAACTCTACCGCAAGCAAAGTATAGAACGGTTCTCTATCTTCTGACGTTACCGTTTTTCCGGTTGCAATCAGAATTGCGTTCGAGGTCATTAACTGTGGTGCTTTATCTACCCTTACCGTTATCGTGTTCCCTATTGGAGATTTCGATATTTGTTTTATTGCCGCCGTTTGACCTTCCTGTGCAAGCCTAGAAACAAGTAAATCGCATTTAGCCTGTAAACTATCGCGGTACTGTTCTAATTTCTTTATAGTGTCTTGTATGGACTTAGTGGATAGTGTCATTGAAATAGGTTTCTTTTTCATACAATCACCTACTTAATATTCTTGCGAAGAAGAAACAAATCCGTGGTCAGTCCTTCATCAGCAACGCCTTTTACGATGTAATCTGCGGTTTCTGAATCCACAAGTCCATCATCAGTGCGTTTGACTTCCGAACGTTTCCACACCACATCGCCGGCTTTCAGTGGCAAATATCCTTTATCCGTGACAAGCTGACAGTATGATGTACTATCATCAATTCCGAATTCTTTCACAAGGGCTTCTGACAACTTATTGCTGATATTGGCTTGGAATGTCGTAGGTTCTGAAAACCCTTCAACTTCCTCGCCTTTTGGAATCTTGTTGCCTTCGGAATCTAAATAAGGCACAAAGTTCCCATCGGAATCCTTGTACCCTTCATAGACAATATCTCCATTTTCGTCAGTTTGTGGGATGAATACCCTCTGACCGGATTGCGAATATTTCATTTTCTGCTTGTTAATGTCAAGCATTGGTGTTTTCCTCCGGGATTCCGGCAACACTTGTCAGAAGCGATAACACTCCGGCAAGGACTGATGCAGAAAGAACATATTTCCAATCCACAGCGCCCATAAATGCCGCCGTTCCAATTCCGGCAACCGCCGCCTGCGCAACAGTCTTGATTGCTCGGATGCCGGCTTTCTTAGTCCAATCCTTCCAATTCCTCATTGCTTTTATCTCCTTTCCCTATATGAATCTCTTCAATCTCATGTTTCATTTTTGTAACCATTCCATTTCCACCTAACGCATGGTACGCATCATACATCTCACAGAAGTTCTGATAGGCATATGACGGTATTTCTCCGATTCTGGTGTACTTTGCATGGTATTCAATAAGTTGGACGCGCAAAAGGAGCATTGTTCCTTTGCTGTTCGCATCCCTACTTTTCTTTTGTTGCTTAAGAAGCCAAACTATATACCCAAGCACTATCGGAAGTGCCACAAGATAAGTTTGAATCAAAATACTTTTCATTTGAATCTCCTTTTGGCGCACTGCCCACCACCGCTTAATGTGCGCCGCCTGCAACCATAATGGTCACGCTCAATCTTCTTTAATTACATTGCTTTTACAAACGGAAACACTCCAACAAAAAGGCTTTCACGGTCTTTCCATGTCCGACTCACACCATTTTCGGAGAAACTTGCCATGTATGCTTCTCCTGCCTGCGACCGGTCGTACACTGCCAAATTGACCATAATGTTTTCATAATTCTTAACATCACTGTCAATCTGGTCTTGCGTGTATGTGTCCGGATAGTTCCGTCTGCTGATAATCTCTTTCCTTGCCTGCTCTAAAAGCTGTTCAATCAAAGGGTTACATTCTTTTTCATCAAACACAACTTTATCGGACTTTTCTCCGGTCGTTTCGTCCTCTACCTCTTCTATATGAAATTGTTTTAAACGAATTTTTACTTGTTCGACAAGCGTGTATGACATAAGCGATCTCCTACAATTTAAACTTTGCAATCAGAATTTCTTTCAGTTCCGCACCGCTTGTTGCTTGTGCGTTTTCAATTCCCTGCTCTGCGGCAAGTTTCTGCAAGTCTGCGGTACTCATTCTGTTGATTTCGGTCTTTGTATATCCAACGGAAGATACCGGAGAATTACTCTCCGGCACCTCTTCTCCTGCGTTGTACCATTTACCATTATGAATCACTATATATGGATATTTCATAGTTGCACCCCCTACTCTTCGCTATGAACCTCATATACGAATGTGCTATCCATATTCTCGTATGATGGAAGTACAACCTCAGATGCAAATGTTGACATCTTCATAGGTGGTCCATACTCTGTCTTTGTAGCGACTGTAATACCTACACCATATGTTGTTACATCAACATCAGCTACCTGTCTTGCAGTTCTTTCTTCCGGTGTAGTGCCAAACCAAGTGCTTCCAAGGCTGCCTTCTGGAAGAAGTGTAACCTTGTTATCCGGGTAGAAGTACTGCTCTTTGCCATCATCATCAATGTACATCTTATCGTAAAGTACGATAGTGAGCTTCGCCCTCTTCTGTACCACCGAAATAACAGTATCATCGTCAACCTCAATAGTTGCTGTAAGGTTCTGTGCAAGAATTGAGTTTCTTATCTGTGCATTGTCAAGCAGATATTGGAATGTATTGCTGTTCATAAGTGCATATCTAGCAATCTTGCCTTGCTTCTGTAACTTCTTTCTTGCATTGTTAAGGTCTGTAAGTGGCTTTGAATTAGTTGTATCGCTCCACATACTTGTTCCGGATAACTTTGCGTAATGGTCTTTTGCGTATGAGCCATCCTTATCGTAATCATAAGCATACTGAACGCCATCACTTACAATAGCAATTACCGGATGACCTGCATTTGTAGAAAGAAGCGACATTCTCATACGCTCCGGTACAACTTCTGCGCCGCTTACAAGGTTGTTAGTATCGTCATATACGCTTGATAAAGCACTTGCAAGATAAGGGTCGTCTTCTGATTGAATACGCTCGATTTCAAGCATTTCCTCTTCACCAACTGTCATTCCCTCACGGAAAAATGCCATCTGCGTTTTTTCCTTACTTAATCCACCTCTAGCTCTAAGAGTTGGGATTGTGTCAAAGTTGGATGGTGCAAGTGAAACCGGTAAACCCTTGTGTGTCTTAATCCAACTTAAATCAAGTCCCTGCTTCTTTCTTTCTGGAAACCACTGTAAGCCAAGATAAGGTATCTGATTACTAGCGTTTTCTGTTGCCGATAATGCAATAGACTTACTGTCTAATACTTCATTAATTAACATCTATTTACCTCCTGTTACTATTCAAATACAATCATTGGAAGAGCTGTCTTAACTGTTGCGTCATATGTAACGCCGGAATGTGCTTCCGCTACTTTTGTATTAAGATATGCCTTTTTAAGTGCTACTCCCTGTGGTCTGTCTTCTGTTACATCAAATCTTAAGATTCCGATTGCTGTTGCTGTATTATCAGCCACACCTGACTTGTTTACTGGTGTACCGGCCTTTACAATCTTCTTTCCATTCGCATCCTTTTCTGTTACCGCTGAAAAATCAAGTGTTAATGGGATTGCTTCATTAGGCTCTCTCTTTAAAATCTGAACATCTCCTGCGTATAAAGTCTTTTCATACTGCATATTCATTTCCTTTGCCATTTCTTACCTCCTGTTATTGCTGAATGTAATGTGATAAAACGTCATTGTTCTTAGGTGCGTTAGATATAAGGCCTTCTGCTATCTTTTCAGCATTTGTCTTATTGTCCGCACCATCTTTATTTCCGCCAGCCGTGCCACCGCCCGGATTCGTACTGCCTTTTGCGATCTCCTGTTCCTTGGCTTGTGCCGCAGCGGTCTCTTTTTCAGAGATAATCTTTCCAAGAACGTCATAATCAAAACTGCCATCGTCTTTTACAATCTGCGCAGCCTGCTCTGCAGTAACATTAAATTTAGATGCAGCATTGGCTCTCTGATTGGCGATTGCCTGCGCTTTTTCAAGTTCCGCAATTCTTGCATTGGCTTTTTCGAGGTTCTTGTTTGCCTGCTCGACTTCTGTGAGCTTTCCCTGTTCGATATCATCGAGTTGCTTCTGCAACTCTTCTGCTTTGTCGGCCTTTGTCTTGTACTCGTCAGCCTTTGCTTTGGCTTTCTGCACGGAACTTCCGTAATCTGCCATGATCTTGTCTGCGTTTTCTTCGCTTAATCCCATAGCAATCAGATCTTCTCTCTTCATTCATTACCTCCGATATGTCATACGAATTTTTATACGGTGCAACGACACCGAACGACATTGTTGATTTTCACGCTCACAACTTTGCGAATTTTTATAAAATAAAAACAGCTGCCGATTATTCGGTAGCTGTCTTATCTTTGTTTGTCTGGCTCTGTGTGCCATCTGTATTCATTTTATTTATCAATTCTTGTGCTTTCTGTTCCTGTGCTTCTACATCGTCAATCGTTTTCCATAGATTATCCAAGTATGGCTTCGACAACAAGAATGTCTTTTCTGCATCTCCCCAAAGCCCGACAGATTTAATTGCCACAAGTGGATGAATACCAGCTTGTAAAAGCTGATATAGTGTCTGCGACTTGGTATACATATTGTCTTGTGGGCTATGGTTAATCTGAACATCAAAGTCGCGCAAACTCAATCCCAAATCGTGATCCTGTATACGAATCACATTCAAAACAACTTTCGCAAGTCTTTTTTCAGCCGACTTTACAATTGGGTCTTTTAGTTTTGCTCTCGACTTTGAGAAGTCCCATCCGTTTCTAAGCTCAACCGCTCCCTGTGTATCTCCACCGGAATTATTGTTGTTCTTATTTGGTATGGCAAGAATAGACTGCGCATTATCCCACAAATCATCCTTTGCAACTTGGCACTCTGTCTGGTTCAGCTCCTGCGTCATAATGTCAACATCTGATTTATTCTGCTCATTATTGGATTTTACCGTCAGCGCATGGGAAGTCTTCATTTTTTCAAAGGTTTCCGGGTCAATGTCGCAATTTACAAACTTTATCCAAAACTGAACAAACTGCTCAACGCCATCCATTCGGTTTGACTGCATCGTATTGATTGCATCCAATAGTCCGATCACAAGCTCAATATCAGAAATGCGCTCATGGTTGTTCGGAAACTCAACAATCGGGATTCCACCAAAACCATGCAGTTTCCAATCTCGAACCTCTCCGTTCACAATCTTGCATTCGTAAGAGTCCGTGTAGCAGAGTTTATACATCTGTCCATCGGCATCCTTAAGCTCTTGGATTGCTAAAAGTGGTTCTTCTGTGGATTGGTTATAAATAACAAATGTATTCATTGGTGTTGGTGCGACAATTCTAAATGGTATATCTCCATTTGCAAACTGCACCGCCTTAAATGACGTTCCGGTTGCTGATTGCCACTCTCCTGCCTTAATGTCCTTTTCCTGCTTATTAGCATCAGTCAGATAATCATTAAATTCATCAACCGCATTATTTATTCGGTCATCGTCTTTCCTACTAATAAGCTGAATTGGCTCACCGTAAGTCTGACCAACCTTGAATTGAACAATCTCATAGGCATGGTTTTCAGATACCTTATTGGTTATATCCGCATTTTGCACCTTTGTTCGGTACAATACGGGCTGATCGCCCTTGTAGTAGTTCCACAGATACCGAATGATCGTCTTGTTGAAATAAAATGCACCAATGCAGTTTCCGACAACATTTACGATATTGTCTGCCGTAATCTGTTCTACGTTAGCATATGCAATTTTTCTTCCGTATCTGCCTTTTACAAGGTCGTGAAAATACTGTGTATTCATATAAATAAAACTCCACTACTGCAAGCGCGTTTCGGTATTGGCTTTGTTTCAATTTTGCCTGTTGCCACGCGATAAATCACAATATGATTGCATTTTTTACATTTACACGGATGATCTATCGTAGATCTCCCATCATAATGTCCGACAATTCTTCCGCAATCCGGGCAATATATAGTTACTTTTTCCATAGAAGTCTCTTTCTTGTAAATAAAAAACACCGCCATTTCTGACAGTGCCTTTTACGGGTTATATACTTTTGGGGGTTGTAGGAATTTGTTTTTCTACTCTTTTAGTATACCATGCAAGTTTTTGGAAATGTTGTGAAAGAGTGTGAACTATTGTGCACTTTTATGCACTCTTTCCAAGATAAATCCCGCCGAATTTCTTCTCAAACTCCCGAATAGCCTTCTTTCGGAGGTTCATGATATTTCTGTAGGAATATCCCATTTCTACAGAAATTAAATTCCAGTCCTTATTATCAACATAGTGCGCATACAGGACAATATACACATCTGTATTTTCCATACTGTCAATCTGCCCGATAATAACCCGGCGTTTATCCACGAATTCGCACACAAGTTCTTTTATCTCGTTCTGCAGGTCTGCAATTTTAGCAACAGCACTTCCCATTTTGTCCGGATCGCCGGAAGACTGCACATCAACCTCTTTGGGAGATACGGAAATGGAAGTTGCCATATTGGAAAGTTTTTGAATTTCAGACATTTTGTTTTTGATAACATGATCACATCTATTTATTTGTGAAAGATATTTGTCTGTTGTCATATCCTAATACCTCCTAAATGGGTTTACTGCCGCTTCTACCTTTGCGGTATTGTTTGGGTTTTCTATAAACATTTCAAGCTGGGTTAAACCGTCTGCTGCATCGTCGTGTTCATTACCGCCAATACTTACAAACATAGAGAGTTCATCCATAGCCGCTTGATATTCGTCATTTCTATAGTATCTTGTTACTCCAAGATCTGAATCTTTCTTCATTTGTTCCTGCGTCGGTCGGTGCGTATCAAGAAATATGAATTTTCTCTTAATATCACCGGAATATGCTATGATCTTCGATAACTTCTCAACCTTATTTGGTGCTTTTCTACTTGTACATGAGCATTTATAGTCCTGTTCCTGCAACTTTTCATCTACATATTGGCAATACAGATCTCCTCCGATATTTCCCTCAAATCTTGTCTGCCTAATCTCATTCCCGATAATTCGTCCAACAACAAGAGGGATTGTTACCTCTTTCGGGCCTTTGTTGAATACCCAATCGTAAATATAAACATCACCGTTTTCATATTCTGCTCCAATCGGCATTGACAAGCTATCGCCGCCGCCCCAGGCGACATCCACAACTCCGATGCGCCGGAAATCTCCATCCGGTAGGATTCCGTTAAATAGTCTCAAATCCGTATAAAGCAATCCCTCGCGGACATATGGTTGTTGCATAAACTTAGCCATCCATTCGGCATTGTCAAGCTTATCTCGCATATCCCGATAGTATTCCGTGGAAAATCCGTTGATTTCATACGCGAAATTGCTTTCATCATTTTCATTAAGTGCCGGAATCTTACGGAATCGGTATTGTGGGTCATGCTCATATTGCTTTCTCATGCGCTCCAATGGATCTAAAACATTCCAAAGAGTACCAACCATCAATTCCCTTGCACCGTCATTTTTACGGTCAACCATCTTGTTTAGGTACTCTTGGTATGTGTTTTCCATTCGAGTAGGGCTTAATGAATGCTCACGATCACGAACCAAGTCATCGACATATAAATATCCATCTTTTGAAACATCGACCGCTCCTGTCCATGTTCCATCAATACCACGGCACGTTACTGTTGCGAATCTGTCCGGATCTCCAAGTGTAATTGTAAATTCGTCCGCGCTTTTGTCTGTCGGAAGCGTTGTGTTTGCGTATTCCGGATGCCAATAAGCAAAAAGTTCAGCAAACGTATATTCTTCCGTGGTAAAAAGATTCATCAGTTCCTTGTAAAATCCTTTTGCCAAAATACCAGAGTGACCACCCATAGCACTATGGCTGTTTGGTCTGCGCAAAGCCACCCAAGCAAGAAAGAAAATACAGATAGTCGATTTACCGACACGCGATGGCATTGACAATCCGTAAAATTTAATCTTCCTGTTTTCCAAATCTTCAAGAGAGCCCGTGAAATAATCTCTGTAAATTCAACACTATAAAGGTCTTCTATGATAAAATATTAAAATCATAGGAGGCCTTTTATTATGGCAAACAGAAAAAAAGAAGTTTACAAACCAAAACCAATGACCGAAGGAAAAAGAAATCTTATCCAGGGTCTGCTTCAGGAGTACGATATCCAATCTGCTGAGGATATTCAGGATGCTTTAAAAGATCTGCTTTCCGGAACAATTCAAGATATGCTTGAAACGGAAATGGATGATCATCTAGGCTATGACCGTTATGAAAGATCCGGTGAGCCTAACTACCGTAATGGTATGAAATCCAAAACTGTCCGCAGTAAATATGGTGAATTTCAGGTAGATGTCCCTCAGGATCGCCAGAGTTCTTTTGAGCCACAAATACTTCCAAAGCGTCAAAAAGATATTTCTTCGATTGATGACAAGATTATCTCAATGTATGCAAAGGGAATGACTACTCGACAGATTTCAGAAACCATAGAGGATATTTACGGCTTTGAAGTAAGTGAAGGAATGGTATCGGATATCACAGATAAACTCCTTCCACGAATCGAGGAATGGCAGAATCGTCCTTTGTCCCCTGTGTATCCTATCGTTTTTATTGATGCGGTACACTTTTCTGTACGTGATGATGGTGTGATCAGGAAACTTGCAGCATATGTCGTGCTTGGTATGAATGAAGATGGCATGAAAGAAGTCCTAAGCATTGTTGTGGGCGAAAATGAAAGCAGTAAATACTGGCTGTCTGTCCTGAACAGCTTAAAGAATCGTGGAGTTCAGGACATTCTCATTCTCTGCTCTGATGGTTTGACCGGTATCAAGGATGCAATCTCTACGGCATTTCCAAAAACGGAGCAGCAACGTTGTATTGTACATATGGTGAGAAACACGCTTAAATACGTTGCAAACAAGGATATGAAAGCATTTGCAAAAGATTTAAAAACAATCTATACCGCTGCAGATGAAGAAGCCGCAAGAAAGCAGTTAGAGTCTGTAACAGAAAAATGGTCTGCCCAGTATCCAAGTGCGATGAATCGCTGGCACGAAAACTGGGATGCAATATCCCCAATCTTCAAGTTTTCCAAGGAGGTTCGTACCGCATTTTACACTACAAATGCCATAGAATCGCTGAATTCCTGCTATCGTAGATTGAATAAGCAACGCAGTGTATTTCCAAGCTCTCAGGCACTTATGAAAGCCCTATATCTGGGAACTTTCGAGATCGCAAAAAAGTGGACAATGCCAATCAGGAACTGGGGAAAAGTTCGTGGCGAGCTGGAAATCATGTACCCTGACCGGATGCTGATATAGCAACAAAAGCTGGAATATCAAGAGTAAATATACGCCCAGATTTTCTGGGCGCTCTTGACATACCAGCTTATTTTTGCTATTAAATAAACAACGGCTTAACAGCAGAAACCGCTGTCAAGCCGCATCAATTATCATAGAAGATCTAAATTTACAGAAAAAATTTCACACCGTCCATAAGGCTATTATTCACTGCCGTAAACATATTTACATCTACCCCTGACAGATCAAGGTTCTGTAACAATCTACAACGCTCATAAGCCTCGTCAAAATAAATACAGCCGCCTTGTAAAATCGCATCTCTCCGTCCTCTGGAAGTTTCCTGTTTCTTTTCATAAAATAAATGATTCGCTACTCCAATTTCTGCAATATCATCCATCTCTTTTGTTCTAAGCTGCATTTCCATATAACACCGGGCACTGTTGTCAAAAAACGTTATATGAAGCGAACGATATGAATTTGTACTTTCCCCATCAATATAATCCCTGTAATATGGGCGCACAGCACCATCCAATAGTAAAGAATTACTTCTTTTAACCCCACCTGTCGGCTCTGCCGTAAATCCACGTTCTTCCAAAAATTGTGGCAATACATTGGCAATCCGATATAAATACCTGATCTCTTCCTTCTTGCGATCCTGTTTTTGTTTCATATGACACCGTGGCATGGAAATCACAATACGGTACGCGATCAAATCGCGAAAACAGTTCAAACGCTCCTTGATTTCTGACACAGACGGATATGATCCATTCTTTTCATAATAATCGTATATGTATTCCACAATATATCCATTAAACTTTCCCTCTGCGCGAATCAACGACTTAATTCGTCCCTTGAAAGTAAAAGATAAATATGGATATTCCTGTGCCATATATTTATAAAACTCACGA